AGGTAGGATAACTGGAATAATTTGATTTTTGAATATCAAGTTGAAGATTTCCAGGAGTTTCTGCAAATATCTTCCAAGAATCAATTATACCATTCACATCAACTGTTAATAATCCTTTTTCACCTGGCGTCATATTTTGATTTCCGCTATCAACAATAAAATTGACAGTTCTAGTCAGATCAGCAGTTGTTACTAAAGCAATTACAAATATATCATCCGTTACAAGTGGAGGATTTGTAAAAATGATAGAACTTCCAGAAACAACAAAATCTTCTGAAGGTTCTAAGAAATAATTATTTTTCCCAACTAATAGTTGCTGATCATTGATTGGAGTATATGGTGTTCCATCATCATATAAAGAAAATGTCCTACCAATGCCATTAAATCCTGAAGAAATATCGTCAAGAATAATATTATTATACTGTATTGATTTTGACGGAACTTCAAAGTTAACATCAACTCCATATTTTGGAGGAGTTGATACCGTAACTCTTTTCCTATTATGAGAAATGGTTACATCGTATTTTGTCATAGAGTAACTCCTGGATTAACTAAGATATTACCCTGTATTACTCTAGTTTTAAATCCAGTACCAGATGTCAATAAAACGTCATACATATGCCTACCTTCTTTTAAGGTCTCAGTCACAGAACTTGCCATTGATACTGTAATTTCACCAGCAATTCTATCCACAAAAGTAACATCAAATGGATAGGAAGTTGTTGATCTTGGATGTTTTTTTAAAAAACATTCAGCAGTATAATCAGTCAAGTTTAAAGGAGTACCATCATCATTTCTGATGGTAAAATCAACGTCAAAGTCTGAACCTTGCTCAAGCACTAGATTTATATTAATTGCAGACATTAACCTTTTTTACTATTCTTATATCTTATTTATTAAGTAGCATTGTTCCTTCTGCTGCCATAAGAATACAAATTTTTTGGTTTTTCTGGTTCCATCCATTCTAATATTTTTTGATATCTACCTAGATCAAAAAAATACTGAGAGTTGTACCATACTTCCCATGAAGTGTGTCCTTTGTCATGGTTGCAAGTTCGGCAACAACAGACAACATTTTTAGTTTCATCTGGACCTCCTTTTGATTGAGGAACAACATGGTCCAGAGTTAAATTTTCAGTGGAACCACAATATGCACATTCGTGATTCCACCTTTCTTTTATACTTCGCCTCCACATTCGTTTTGCTTCTGATGAACTTGTAGTTTGAAGATTGTACAAGTACTGTCTCGGAGAAGCGAAGAGTTCCATAAGATCTTGCGTCTTATGAGTATTTATTTACTTTTCAAAATAAAAGAGGTTCCGATTGTCCTTCGGGTAACCATACTTGCTGCTGAAGATCTATGGGTGGAAGTTCTTCTTTTGCAGAAGGTAAACCTTGCTGTCCTGGAAGTTGCTTATCTGTGGTTGATGTTACAGTGATCACTTGATCCATAATGAATTTTTGTTTTCTATAAGATCTTTTATCTGGATCAAATTCAAACATCATTCTAGCATCCATTTCTTCACCACAGTGAGCAATCACTCTACCTGTAGTTTTTTCTATTACTACCCAATAATCATACATGATGCTGTTTAAGTTCTGGATTTGGTTGAGAAGGAACAACAGGATTCCTCGATTTGTTTTTAATTACAATAAAAGCATCATTTTGATAGGACACCGTTCCAAATGGTTTTGCCCACTTAGGATTTGCATCTGGGTTTGTAGCAGTTCCTGTGACTGCTACACCACCAATCTCAACAGAGATTTCATCATTGGCGTCCCATCCAAGTTTTTCAAGGGCAAGAGCAAACTGCCCAAGCATTCCAGCAGTCACAGATTTTCCTCTTGTTCAGTTAGAATTACACAGTCGCTAGTAGGATATGCTACACAAGTCAGCACCCATCCTTCAGCAATTTGATCATCATCTAGGAAAGATTGTTCTTCATTATCCACTGTGCCACTAATCAGTTTACCAGCACAAGCACTACAGGCGCCTGCCTTACAGGATGAAGGGAGGTCAACACCTGCCTCTTCTGCTGCCTCAAGAATATATTGATCATCGGGACACTGAATAGTGGTTTCAGTACCGTCAGGAGATTGAAGAGTAACGTTGTAAGTAGTCATTTTTAATATCAGTTAGTAGTAGAGTTAATAGATTCCCAATCTTTTTGGAAGATTTCAAGACCTTTATCAGTCAAGACATGCTTGTACATTTCCCAAAAAACATTAGGTGGGATAGTGGCAACTTGAGCACCTTCATGGAATGCCGTAGAAACTTGATGAGCATTTCTGATAGATGCAGCAAGAACCATAGTTGGGCATCCATGAATACGATAAACGTTGGCAATGCCAGAGACAAGATCCATTCCACTGAAGGAATTATCATCAAGTCTTCCAACAAAAGGAGAAACATAAGTTGCTCCTGCTTTTGCAGCTAAGACAGACTGAGCTGCTGAAAAAATAAGAGTTACGTTTGTTGTGATTTGTTCTTTAGATAATTGTCGACAAACTTTTAAACCATCTATAGTGCATGGAACTTTAATTGTAACATTGTTTGAAATTTTATGAAGATCATATGCTTGGGTAAGCATATCTTCTACAGTATCTGCAACAACTTCTGCAGAAATACTTACAAGATCAGGAAACTCAGAGGCAATCTCTTTAATTACTTGATCATATTTTTTTCCACTCCTAGCAACTAAAGTTGGATTTGTGGTGACTCCATCAATTAATCCTGTATCATATGCTTTGGCAATTTGCACTACATCAGCAGTGTCAAGAAAAATTCTCATGTCTAAAACTAAACTCCATCTAATTATAACAGAAAAAAGTTAATACGCAAATAAATGTCATGAAATAATGATCAAACTAAAAGACCTTTAAGTAGATGTGTTGCCTCAGAAAACCTATCAACATAATGAATGAGTTTTATTTCCTCATTATTCATAAATCCATTATCTAACATTTCATCCTCAATCCAATGCTTCAATGTTCTCCACATTCTACCAACACAAATGATTGGTTTTCTATCAATATGATTTACTTGAACTAACTGATAGATCATTGCCATTTCAAGAAGAGTTCCAATGCCACCAGGAGTTACAATAAAAGCATCACAATTAGCAAAGGTTTTCAACCTCGAGTAAAATGTTTGATGCTTTTCATATTCCTGAACATAAGGATTTACGTCATCTTCAAATGGAAGATAGATTGCTTCAGCGACAGAGCAAAGTGAATTTTCTGAGCAGGCACTCATTGCTCCCTTATTAGCTGCTTCCATAGTTCCTGGACCACCCCCAGTAACTACTACCCATCCCTCAGATGCAATATTTTTTCCAAGTTTTTCTACAGCATTATAAAGACCAGAATCAGGACTTGTTCTTGCTGATCCAAAGATTGCTACTTTTTTCATAAGATTAAATTTTATTTTTTACTTTATCATGTTTTTTAGAACATGCATCTCTTGCCCACAATCTAGATAAACTATTCACATAAGAACAAGATTTCTTAGATTTTCCACAATAAGGGCACTTTTCATCTGGAGGATCACTAATATATCCATCAGGAGTATACATCCTTTTTCTTTTTTGATTCTCTAATTATTTAAGTTTTCTTATGTTCATTTTGATTTTTCTTATTATAAGACACTTTAACAGGTCTATAAAGTTGTGGCCAAGTGTCTCTAATAATCTCAGCAAGTTTATAAGGTGTTTCTGAACTAATCATTAAAAAAGGGAGGTCTCCCTCCCAGTATATCATAGAGCGTTACCTCTAGGCAAGACTTCCTCTGGGAACACAAAGTTCTCATGAGGTTGGTCTACTGGAGCCATCCAAGCACGAAGTCCTTCGTTGAGTAGAATGTTCTTTGTATAGAACGTTTCAAACTCAGGATCTTCTGCTGCTCGGATCTCCTGACTTACAAAGTCGTAAGCACGAAGATTAAGAGCCAGACCAATAATACCAATGCTACTAGTCCATAACCCCATGACAGGTACAAACAACATGAAAAAATGAAGCCAACGCTTATTACTAAAAGCAATGCCGAAAATCTGTGACCAAAAACGATTTGCTGTAACCATCGAATAGGTCTCTTCCTCTTGCGTAGGTTCAAATGCTTTGAAAGTGTTTGCTTGATCACTATCTTCAAATAAAGTGTTTTCTACAGTTGCTCCATGAATTGCACAGAGCAATGCTCCTCCCAGTATACCAGCAACTCCCATCATATGGAAGGGGTTGAGTGTCCAGTTATGGAAACCCTGAAGGAACAGAAGGAACCTGAAGATAGCAGCAACACCAAATGAAGGTGCAAAGAACCAACTGGATTGTCCCAGTGGATACATCAAGAATACAGAAACGAATACTGCGATAGGACCAGAGAATGCGATTGCGTTATAAGGACGGATGCCTACAAGACGGGCAATCTCAAACTGACGCAGCATGAATCCAATCAAACTAAAGGCGCCGTGGAGTGCCACAAAAGTCCAGAGTCCCCCAAGTTGGAACCACCTGACGATATCCCCTTGAGCCTCAGGACCCCAGAGCAGAAGAAGAGAATGACCCATAGAATCTGCTGGAGTACTAACTGCCGCAGTAAGAAAGTTTGCACCCTCAAGATAGGAGGATACAATTCCATGAGTGTACCAACTCGTAACGAAAGTTGTCCCAGTAAGCCAACCACCAAGAGCAAGATAAGCTGTGGGAAAAAGAAGAAGTCCAGACCAGCCAACAAAAACGAAACGGTCTCTTTTAAGCCAGTCATCGAGTACATCAAACCATCCTCGTTGTGAAATAGGTTGTGAAAGTGTTGAAGAAGTCATAGCCTCCATTGTATTTCTCATATTTATGTTAACATTCCTTAACAAAAGAGTCAATGAGTCTTTCTACTCAAAGAAATTATCAAGAGGGAAAAATGATGAGATACGTCGTTGCGCCATATCAATATACTCTTGATGAATCTCAATTCCAAGATAATGACGTTTAAGATCAATACATGAAATAGCAGTCGTCCCACTGCCCATAAAAGGATCTAAAACTACGTCACCAACGTAGGAATAGTATTTTACAATTTTATCGCTAAGTTCTTTTGGATATGGGGCAAGATGTTTGGATGCAGTTTCTGGGTTTATCTTCCAAACATTGGATCTCTCATATTCTTCCTTAACCAAAGAACTTTCCAATATATCCCCACCATATGATCTAACAACTTTATCAATTAAAAAGTCTGCTGGCTTTTGAAAGATAAAAATTGTTTCAGTTACAATATTTGGTTTATATGCAACAGGTTTGCGGTGCTGATAAAACCCACCATTACGATTAATTGATGCCCCTTCTGGTTTCAACCAGACAATATCATCAATATACTTCCATCCCATAGACTCCATCAAGGAAAAAAAATGAAATGGAATAGCAAGTCTTTTACTTTCATGTGATCGAGACTGTCTTGCCTCAATTACAGGAGACAAATTGACAGCACACATTCTTCCTGGTTTAGTAACTCTTAAAACTTCTTTAAAGACATCAGAAAGAAACTGCAAATATTCACCATATGTTGGCCAAATAGAATATGATCTAGCATTATAATATGGAGGAGAAGTGCATGTCAGATGTACGCTTTCTTCCCCAAGAGTTTTTAAAATTTTAGAACAGTCGCCAAGAAGAATTTGATCCATTCAATACAACGAGAAGTAAATATTTTAACAATAATTAAAGTAAGTGTCAAATTGTCTTATCCGTCATCCCCAATAAATTTGCCCAAGAGTGAATAAGACAAATACAAGGACTGTGAATACCATCATACCTACACCTGCCCAGATTACCCAGTTAGGTACAGGTTCGTGTTGATTATTATGAGACATAAAAAAGAGGGTTGTTACACCCTCTTATTATATCAGTTATTCAGTTTTTATCAACCGATGCTAGGAGCAGTGAGAGCAACAGGAGTGTTCTCAGCAGCAGCAAGGTCAAGAGGGAAGTTGTGAGCGTTACGCTCGTGCATGACTTCCATACCCAGACCAGCGCGGTTCAGAACGTCTGCCCAAGTGTTGAGTACACGACCCTGACTGTCAATGATGGACTGGTTGAAGTTGAAACCGTTGAGGTTGAACGCCATAGTGCTAACACCAAGAGCAGTGAACCAGATTCCTACAACGGGCCAAGCAGCAAGGAAGAAGTGCAGTGAACGTGAGTTATTGAAGGAAGCATATTGGAAAATAAGGCGTCCGAAATAACCGTGAGCAGCTACAATGTTGTAGGTCTCTTCTTCTTGTCCGAACTTGTATCCATAGTTCTGTGACTCATTTTCTGTCGTCTCACGTACAAGACTAGAGGTGACAAGAGATCCGTGCATAGCAGAGAAAAGAGAACCACCGAAGACACCAGCAACTCCCAACATGTGGAAAGGATGCATAA